TATAGATAAATTTACAAACATTACCTATGTGCAAGATACTAAAAACACGTGGTTTGATTTTGAGTATGAAGGGCAAAGAGTGACAGTTACACCTGATGACATGAAAGACGAAAAAAGCTGGAGGGTAAAATTATTACGATATAGAATCTACTGGCTCACACTACCTAAACCTAGAAAAGGAATTAGTCCATTTGAAATGTTAATGAAAAGTATAGTAGAGAAATCTGTTGAAAGCACTGAGCATAAATACACAGATACAGTAGAGGAAGAAAAATATGAAACACTTAAAAAGTTTTTTGAAAGTCATATAGAACAAGATAGATTTGAAAAGTTAAAAGATGGCTATGTGGTATTAGATAGTAATACAAACATATGTTATTTTAAAAAGATAACGATAGCTAATTTTTTAAACAAAAGCGGCACAAGAACATTTGCAAATCCGATGGCAGCTCTACGTATGTTAGATTGTAAAAAAATAGACTATCACGAAGGCGAAAAAAATGTATGGAGCGTTAAGATGCCTGAGTTTGTAAAACATAAAACAATAAAGAAAAAAGTAAAAGAAGATGTAAGCGAGATGGATGATGAGTATCACACAGAAAAATTTAGAACTCCAAAGGCATAAAGAGTTACATAATAAAACTATAAAAATATTTGGACCTCCAGGTACAGGTAAAACGCATACTTTGATAGAGAGAGTTTTAAAAGGTCATTTAAAAAAAGGTGTGAAGCCTATTGATATTGCATTTATATCTTTTACAAATAAAGCTGTTAATACAGCAATAGATAGAGCTATAAAAGCTTTTCCGCAATACGATAGCGATGACTTTGCCCGGTTTAAAACATTACATAAATTTTGTAGAAGATATTTTGAAGAAGAGGTATTTGATCCTAAAGCTTGTATGTTAGATTACGCACTACAAGCTAGTATAATTAAAAGAAGTGACACTAGGCTCTCGGATGATAACTTTACTTATAAAGATTGGTCACTAGGTGTGTACGACAAAGCAAGAAACATGATGGAGGAGCCAGTTAAAGTATACAAAAGAGAGCAATCAAAAATGGATAGCCTTGATGTTTTCTTACGTAAGATAGATACTTATGAACATTATAAAAAAGATTCTTTTATAGATTTTACAGACATGATTGAGAGAACTATAGAAGAAATAGATTTTCCTAAATTAGAAATATTAATATTAGATGAAGCCCAAGACTTCACACCTTTACAATGGAGTGTGTTATACAAAATGGCTCAGGGTGCAAAAAGAGTTTATCTAGCAGGTGATGATGACCAAGGCATATACAAATTTAATGGCAGCGATCCTAAATATTTCACAACATATTTTCCAGGACGCAAAGTAATACTTAGACAAACAAGAAGATTCGGTGAAGCTATACATCACTTTAGTCAAATTATACGTAGAGGTATTTTAGATAGTATTGAAAAAGACTACGACTCTTTAAAAAAAGACGGATATGTAAAAAGATATTTAAACTTTGCTGAGATACCAATAGGAGAGCTGCCCGGAACATGGTACTTGCTAGGCAGAGTAAACACCACAGTTAATGAACTAAGAGCCTGTGCAAAAGATGCAGGTCTATACTATGGAGACAATAGAGGTAATAAATCTTTTGATGTTAAACAATGGAGAGCTATTAAATCTTGGACTAGGATCACAAAAGGTAAGTCTATAAAAAAACATGATGCAGAAATTATGATGCGATACATAAGAGAAATAAAAGACCATAGCTATAGAAGAACTGGGTTTTGGATAGAGTTACCAGACACACAAGAATATGATTTTGATGGGTTGCGTGATTGGTGCGGTTTAAATTTAAATGATGAAGCAGCTGCTAAACCTTGGTGGGAAATATTACAAAGAAACTTTACAGCAACACAAACAGAATACTTTACTAGATTATTAAAAAGATATGGTCAAGGAAGCCTAGATGAGGATCCACAGATTATTATAGACACTATACATAGTGTCAAAGGTGGGGAAGCAAATAATGTTTTACTGTATTCAAAAGCAAATTACCCATCATCATTTGTAAATAAAAAATCAGCAGATGACAAGTCTGATGAAAAGAGAGTCTATTATACAGGAGCCACGAGAGCCAGAGACACTTTACATATACTATCCAGTAATTATAGGTATAATTATCCTATAGGAGAGGACTATTTAATTTATTTGAGGGAGAAAAAATAATGGAGATAATATTAATTTACACATTAATAAGCACCTTAATAGGTTTACAAAACGCTGGAGTTATATGATGTATAAATATGAAATAAATTTAAAGCTACAGTTTAAGACCAGGCCTACTAAATTTGACGTAGAGTCAAAGTTATTTGATGTTTTAAAAAATGGTTTTGTTTTACGTAGCACGGAAGATAAAGATTATTTTGTTAAAAAGAAAACTATAAAGGAGAAAAATATTGAAAGAAAAGCTTAGTAAAATGATAGTAGAATTTTTTGAAAAGAATAAAGATATACCTAAAGAAACTGTAGAAGAGTTTCAAGTTGTATTAAACAAAGTTTTTGATACCACGTATAAAAATGACGAAGATTTATGGGACAGGGGTGGAGAACATTATAAAGATTTTAAGATACAGCCCTCTGTGTTTATAAATGAAAACGATTTAGGATTTGCTGAAGGCAATGTCATAAAATATATTTGTAGACATGCAAAAAAAGATAAGAAACAAGACATATTAAAAGCAATACATTATTGTGAAATGATTATAGATAGGGATTATTAATTTGAAAGGAAGTAGAGTGATAGGAAGTAGATTAAGTGACATTATAGTAAAAACTACTATACCAGATAATTTATTTGCAGACATTAAAGATAAAGTTGCAAGTATAGAAAAAACAAAAGAAAATCATTTTGGACATGAATTAGCTGGTAATGTTTTTGAAGCATTTAAATTAGATATAAACTTTCCTGCATTAAATGATTTTATTATTAAGAATATAAAAGATAATCCATGGTTTATGAGCTATGTGCGTTCTAAACAAAAGTCGTTTTTAAAAACTGATAAAAATGAACAATATAAATTAGAGTTAAAATTAGTAAACTGTTGGGTAAACTTTATGAAAAAACATGAGTTTAATCCTATACACAATCATGGTGGCTTAGTTTCTTTTATACTTTTTATTCAAATACCTTTTAATTATAAAGAGTTACAAAACATATCACCGGGCAGAGCAAGTAATTCTAAAAGAGCAGGAGCAGTAGAATTTTATGGAGTGGATTGGGAAAGAATAATTGACACACTATATTTTGAAGTAGATAAAACTTATGAAAAAAAAGCTTTTATATTTCCTGCTGCTTTACAACATTCCGTGTACCCTTTTTATGGCACTGATGAATACAGAATTACAGTATCTGGCAACTTAGCATTTACAAAAGTAACAAAAGGGGATCTATGATAATTGTTATACGAGATAATTGGTTGCAAGAAAAAGAGTGTAAGGGGCTGATACAGCATTACGAAGCTAATGTAAAAAGGGTTCGTCAATATGAGTCTTACTATCCTTTAGTTTTAGATCCTGGTGAAATCCCATATTTAGAAAAGAAGTTTAATGATACTGCATATAAAATAAATAAATCTTCTTTTGACTATTGTGGTATTACAAAATGGCAGGCTGATACCGAATTGAAACCTCATGTTGATTTTGCACTAGAGACAAAAAATGGTATAGATCATGGTTACATACTAGCGTCTGTAGTGTATCTTAATGATGATTACAAAGGAGGTCAAACTTATATTGATGACGGAACTGTTATTGCACCAGTTCAAGGTCGTGGTTTATTTTTTGATGGCATGCACTACAAGCATGGCGTGTTTACTATTAAGAATAATGTTCGATATACACTTACTGCATGGTTTAAGGCTAAAAAAGATGAAAAATCAAGGTAGAATCATAAGCGAAACATTTTTACAGGCCCTCAGCGGTCATTTAAACGGGTTTTTATTTGAAAGTCAAGCTGACAGGGGGTTTTGTTGACAAGTTTACAGCTTACATTGAATTATAAGAAGAATATATGGTCTACACCAGTAGAATACAAAGATTTATCAGATGTTAAAGAGATTGCCATAGATTTAGAAACGAAAGATGATGGTATTAATGAAGGATTAGGGGCTGGCTGGGCTTTGGGTAAAGGCAGGATCGTTGGTTTTGCTGTAGCAGTTGAAGGTTGGCAAGGATATTATCCTATGGATCATTTCGGTGGTGGTAATTTGATAA